AGGAAACTCGTCCAAAGATTTTATTTGTAATCGATTCATTAGGTATGTTGTTAACACCAACTGACGTTAATCAGTTTGAAGCAGGCGAAATGAAAGGTGATATGGGCCGTAAACCTAAAGCACTTACGTCGCTTGTTCGTAATTGTGTCAACATGTTTGGTTCGTGGAATGTGGGTATGGTTTGTACAAATCATACATATGCCAGCCAAGATATGTTTGATCCAGATGACAAAATTAGCGGCGGACAAGGATTTGTTTATGCAAGTTCAATTGTTGTTGCTATGAAAAAACTCAAACTGAAAACTGACGCTGATGGTAATAAAACTACAACTGTTAACGGTATCCGTGCAGCTTGTAAGATTATGAAAACACGTTATGCAAAACCGTTTGAATCAGTACAAGTTGAGATTCCTTACACAACAGGTATGAGTCCCTACAGTGGATTAGTTGATTTGTTTGAAGCCAAAGGTATGTTGAAGAAAGAAGGCAATAGTCTTGTTTACACAACCACCGACGGTGAAGTAATTAAACAATTCCGCAAAGCATGGGATCGTAATGAAAAAGAAGGACTATCAATCATGATGGAAGACATTTCCAAAAATGGTGAAGCAATAGTTCCGTTAACAGTAGAAGTAACTGAGGAGGCATAATGGACGAAAGTTTAATCGTAGAAGTTTGGGATACTTTCCGAGAGTACATTCCGGAGAAAAATCGTGAAGTTGCCGCACATCAGTATGTTGATTATCTATTAGGTAAAGACATGGAAGTTGCCGCACTCGAAGCAGTGATGGGATATGATCCTCATCTTGATCTTGCTATCAAAGCAGTGGTAGATGAGGAATCTGAATACGAAGATGAGGATGATGAAAGTGGCATCGAAGATGAGGATTATTAATGTCTCAATGGTATGCCAAGGTAAGTCACGACATTGTTCATCTACCTGCGTGTATTGATTATTATTATAATGAATTAGTCCAGGCAAAGGGCGAGGTTAAAGTATATGGCAACATAGAAAAATCTAGCGCAGCTTTGCCTGGTCTAGTTGAACAACGATTTAATCAGTTACAAGAAATTGAGGCTATTTTAGAATACCTCAATATCGAATTAAGACGTGTCCGTTCAAAAGCCTTCAAAAAGTTTTTAGAAAACTATCAACGTGTACTAAGCAGTCGTGATTGTGAAAAGTATGTTGATGGTGAAGCTGATGTAGTTGATATGGAAAAGATTATCAATGAATTTGCACTTTTAAGAAATCAATGGCTGGGCATTATAAAGGGTTTAGATATTAAACAATGGCAACTGAGTAATATTATTAAACTCCGGACAGCGGGCCTAGAAGACGCAAGTTTATAAAAAGGATTCGAGGTTGAATCCTTTTTTATTTTAGTGTATAATAATTTGTATGTATATAGAAGACTTAATTAATAGACTAAACAGTGACGGCCAGTACATGTTTGCTGACCTAATTGAATTGTTTCATGCTGACCGAACAGTAATTGAAAGCCTATCTACACAAGTGGTTATGGGTAATGGGTTTACAGAAAAACAAAGCACACTGGCAATTCGATTAGTTAAAAAGTATCTTCGCGTTTTAAGTTTAGCATTGCAAATTGACATAACTCCATTTGTAAATACTCCTCAATTTAGATTGCCAACCAGAGTAATTAGTTCTAATAGAAGCATTATAGTTCACAAAACTGGTAACACTACTAAACGAATCATTTCAGTAATTTTTCCTTTCGACGAAGCATGTATTGCATCTATTAGGACCTATAAAAAGGTAGTGGCCAATACTGGAAATAACGTTATCTGGAATCCGGACGCTAGATCTTGGGATTTTGATCTAAGGGAAGAAAATGTAGATTGGATTGCCACTAATCTACAAAATTCTTCGTTTATTGTAGACGATACATTTCGAGATATTTCCAGTCAAATTGACGAAGTAAAAAATAACTTAGAAAAATACGTACCTATGGTGGTTTTTGAAAACAATAAGTTTGTTTTTAAGAATGTAACATCAAATATTCCTCAACCAATTGGTTTTGATCTTGTTGATACATTGGTAGAGGCAAGAAAATACGGTATTACAACATGGGCAGAAGATATTGATATTGCATTGGATCAATTAGATTTAGATCCAATGCTATATAAGTTTTTAACAACTGCTAGCAGTACTACATTTCCAATAGATAAGGAAAAAACCACTTTTTCCGACATCGTTACTATCTTAAAACATTCGTTGCCTTGCCTAATTGTAGTGCCGGGTGGTAGCGAGCTACGCCACTTAGAAATTTGCACAAAAATGATTCAGAAAATGAATATTTCGACTGAAGAAATGACCGTTTTGTTTCGTTTAGACGGCGAAAGTGGCAAAAATTGCAATAATTTTGTCAAGGACACTAAACTGAATAACCCGGTCAATTCCAATACTAAGATTGTTTTCATTAGCGGAAAGATACCTAAACCGTTGCTCGAATCAAAGTTGAATTTTTCATCAATTTTGAATTTAGGTATATCGGGTGTACACTATACTTTGTCAAATTACTTGAAAAATCACAATTTTGTCGTTAACTACTCATTAAAGGAATCAGATTTTGTCGAGTTGTAAAATTATTATTCGTGATGAGGTTAACATCAAGATAGAAGGTCTTGACCTGGACACACGAAAGCAGTTAGTTAAGAAATTTAAGTACGAAGACCCTACTGCTCGTTACAGGCCCAGCTATAAATTAGGTCGATGGGACGGTGCTATCAGTTTTTTTGGTCTTGGTGGCACAACTTATCTCAGCATGTTAGGGCAGGTACTAGAAGAGCTTGAAAAACGAAATTATAACATTGATGTAGAGGATTTACGTACAAGTCCCAACCTAGAATTTGACCAAATTTTAGAGGATTTTTGGGGTGATCAAACGTGGCCTGTAGGTCATCGATTTGCCGGCGATAAGATTAGATTACGAGGCGACCAAGTTGAAGTTATTAATAAATTTCTTGAGAATCCGCAATGTATTCAAGAAATTGCAACAGGCTTTGGCAAGACAATCACTACTGCAACTTTGGCAAAAATCTGTGAAAAATACGGTCGAACAATAACCATTGTGCCTAACAAATCGTTAGTGGAACAAACAGAAGAAGACTTTGTTAACTGCGGATTAGACGTTGGAGTTTACTACGGTGACAGAAAAAATCTAGATAAAACACATACTATTTGCACATGGCAAAGTTTGAATATTTTAGACAAAGGTTCCAAAGAATTTGACGGCGAAGAGAAAGTTTTACGTCTTGCAGAATTGTTAGATAATGTACAATGCGTTATGGTCGATGAAGTACACATGGCCAAAGCTGATGTATTAAAAAACTTGTTAACAAAGAATCTTGCCAAAGCGCCTATTCGCTGGGGATTAACTGGCACGGTGCCAAAAGCAGACCACGAATTCCAAAGTATTCGTGCAAGTTTAGGAGAAGTTGTTCATCAGGTCAAGGCACACGAATTGCAAGAAGCAGGAGTGTTGTCGTCGTGTCATGTGCAGGTAATTCAAACTGCTGAATGGAAAGAGTTTAGTGGATATCCCGAAGAATTAAAATATCTGGTTACAGATGAAAAGCGTATGAAATATATTGCCAATTTGGTTGACGGGATAGCCGAGTCTGGTAATACACTAGTGTTAGTGGACAGAATTGAGTCGGGTGAATTCCTTGTGGAAAATTTACCCGACAGTGTGTTTATCTCTGGCAAAGTTAAAACAAAAGATAGGAAAGAAGAATATGACGAAATTAAAACTAGTACTAATAAGATTATTGTGGCGACTTACGGTGTGGCCGCTGTGGGTATTAATATTCCTCGTATTTTTAATCTGGTTCTTTTGGAACCCGGAAAGAGCTTTGTTAGAGTTATACAAAGTATCGGCCGCGGCATTAGAAAAGCTGACGATAAAGACTTTGTACAAATCTGGGACATTACAGGAGCGACCAAGTATGCAAAGCGACATCTTACAGAGCGTAAGAAATTCTACAAGGACGCAAAATATCCGTTCGAGATTCAAAAGGTAAAATATCAATAATGCAAATTTTAACGTTAGACAATAAAACAATGTTCCTCAACGATCTTCCAGATGAGATCGAAGAGGACATTAGATTCGCTGTTTTAGATAATAGTGATAATAATAATCCAGATTATTTTTATATTCCACTTATATTTTTAGAAAGTTTCACAGGACCGGCAGTAGTGTTAAAAATAGGCGATCATGAAGTTACAATGCCATTAGACTGGTGCTGTATTGTTGGAGATCCCGAAGGCCCTGATATGGAGATACTTCCTATTACTAGTCTAAATGACAGGGGCTTCAAAGCATATTGCTTTAATCCGTTAGGGAGCTTTAGACCAGAATTTCATGAAATTGATATTGTAAATGTCTATCAAGATGTTAAATGGTATTTTCCTAAAATGAAGCCAGGGCAATTATTATGCACACCATTACATGCCGGAGACAATCCACTGTGTGCATATTTTGTAAAAGAAGTTAGTAGACAGTGTGAGTTAGTAGACTACACAAAATGTTGGTAATAACAAAAATTAAAAAGAAAGAAAACACATGAGTTATTTGTTTACAAGTGAAAGTGTCAGTGAAGGTCATCCTGATAAAGTTGCGGATGCAATTAGTGACGCAGTATTAGATCTAGTAATGTCTAAGCAAGATTCATCATTGCGATGCGCTTGCGAAACACTAGTCACAACTAACAGAGTTGTAGTGGCCGGCGAATATAAAGGTATATTACACACTGAGGAAGTAGAATCTGCAATTCGCAAAACTATTAAAACTATTGGATACGAACAAGAAGGATTTGATTGGCGCACCGCTGAAATTACAAACTTGTTACATGGGCAAAGTGCAGATATTGCACTTGGCACAGACAATTTTGGCGCAGGCGATCAAGGGTTAATGTTTGGATATGCGTGTAATGAGACTAGCAATTATATGCCTAGTGCAATACACTGGAGTCATCAGATTGTTAAAGAATTAACTCAGTTACGTAAGAACGGCACCATG